TGTAATATCAGAGATTTCGACCGTGCCAGTTGCTTGCTTTGTAATCGTCGGCTGAATAAGCTTTGTAAGTAATGGGGTAAACTCAATCCCGTGTTCAGTTGTTAGGCCAGAATTGCTTAACGCCGTAAACGCAAAATCAAAATTTGAAGTCCCAGACCCCGCAGGGTTTCCAAAGAAAATTCCATTGTTAGCGTCTGAATATTGTTGTTTACCTATGCGCCAAGCCGCACCATCTAAAAGGTCCACATCTTCATTTACAATAAGCTGCCCTGCCGTAATCTCTTGAGCTTTTAGAGATTGTGACAAAACTTCTTGAGACAAAACAGTAGGTGAAAAGAAAACAGGGCTGTCAAATTCAGCCGCATTATCTGTCCAATCCTGTGTAGAATAATCCCATTTTCTAGCAGATGCTTGAATAAACCTAATCTCAACCGTTTTGCTCGCGGGAACAGATGTAAGATCAAACCTATCAAGAAATTGAGGTTGTAATATTACTGAGGCGCTATTGCCCACACTATCAGGGGTTGCGGATAAAAAATCACCCCTTACTAATTGAGTGCCATCATAGATAACAACTGTTTGCGCGTCTGGCGTATGACCACCCGTAATGGTAAAAGTTGTCTGCCCAGACGTTGTTGTAAATGTTTGTAACTTTGCGAAAACAAAGCGCCCCCAAACAACCGCATCTTGCGGAATGTCGGACATTTGGGCCAGCAATGGATTGGTCTCTAAAAACGCCTCATCAAGCTTTGCTTGTGTTGTTGAATTGTTTGGCCTTGGATCAACCCCTTGCTCAACGCCGTTTACCTCGTTGTTCATTGGAATATCAGCGCCGTTTAAAGAAACGACAAGACCACTTTGCCCCGATGGCCCCGCTGGGCCTTGCACATCAGCCGCAACAGTTCCATTCCCTACCGCGCTAAAACCAGAAATATTGCCAGAGAAATCTTTTGCCTTGAGCTTATAATAATGTGTTGTGTTCTGCGTAAGCCCGCCATGAACAAGGCTAGTACCCGCAGAGGTTCCAATCAAAGAATATGTGCCGCTGCTTGTTGTGCTGTGATGAACTTCCATAGAGGCAAAATCAGACGGGAAGCTGTATCCCTGCCATGAAACCTCTAATTGCTTCACCCCCGCTGTAACTGTTGGGGCGCTTGGGGTTGAGGGTGCGGTTGTATCCGTTACCGCCGTTGCATTGATTGTTGCGTATGCTCCCGCGTTCTCGTTGACCGTGATAGCCCTAACGCGGAAATTATAGGTTGTACCCGCTGTAAGGGGTTCGATCTCTATAGCGTTGTTTGGCGCAATCGTTGACGCATAATTTGAAAGACTGCTTGGCTTCCATTGCACTTCGTAGTGTCTTAGCTGTGCGTTTGAAACGGCGTCCCACGAAAGGATAACCCGCGACATTGCGGTTCCATCAGTCTGCAAAGATGATGCAGTTGTTGCGGCCAAACCTGATATTGCCAACCCAGCCGTGTTATCACCCACGCTAGTATTGTTATGCGTAATGGCTTGATATTCATCTGCGGTTACTGACCACTGATAAACAGTTGATGAAGTTTCTTGAAGGTTCAAACTAATGGAAGGATTAGACCCATCAAGGCCGCTCATCTTCCAGCCCATTACCTTGAACTGCTTTCCTTGCTGTTGATTTGGGTCCGTTTGTTCTGGATCTTCTATCCAGTTATATCTTTTTAACCTTAATTCAATTGTATCGCCAACTTGAACAGCAAAGGCTTTCTCAAGGGTAAATGTCGCCGTGACCGATATTTGCTCACGACCCACAAAAAGAACCTGTTTGGCAAGACGTTGTGCTGTGGCGCTGTTTGTGGTTAAGGGAAGCGTAAGATCAAGCACACTTTCTTGACCATTATCTTCTGAAAGACTTGGGATTTGCTGTTCTGGATAATCTGTCGGGATATACCTTCCCGCTGCCGATCCATCAATAAATGTTCCCCTGATCGTGTTGACCGTATCACGCCTTGAGAAGCGCGTAGAAACGCCAATATCACTGATAATGTCGTCATACCCAAAAGCGTTTGCCCCGCTTACAGATGCGTCTGGTGCAGTATACGCACCCGCCAAAAGCCGCCACTTACCTTGTCCGTAAAATAAAGTTCCGTTCAGCGTTGTCATTAACGCATTTAAATTTTGTTGCGGGGTTCCCCCAGTTGAAAAGCTCCCATTTATCTTGAAGGAGTTTTCTTCAACACCCGATACGCCAGTTGAAGCGCAAGCGGCTATCGCTGTTGCGATCATATCATCGTCAATAGACGTTTGCTCTGCGCCAACGCCTAAATCAGAGGTGAGGTAATCCCTAATCGCTAACGCTGGCTCGTCAGAATATTGCCATGTGGTGGGGTCATTGGTTCTGTGGGTGCTAACCCCCAACGAACTTTGATACGCGCTACTGGTGCTGTCTTTTCTGGGGTCATAGACCTTTTTGCCGCGAACCTTTGCAGTTATTAGTGGATTGCCGCCTGAGAAGGTATCCGCGTCATATTCCATCCTGATATAAAGGCAAGCAATACCCTGACCTTTGAATGTACTGTTTATATCTGTGGGCTTGTGGGTAAGGCTTTGAAGATCGCTGTAAATGTTCTGAGTTGGGGAGCCTGTGAATTTCTTAATATAAATTTTTTGGTTCCAGTTCGTTCCACCCGCGCCAGTGGTAACATAACCTTCTGACCCAGATGCAAAACTTACTATTTCATCTTGGATATAAATATCACCGATGCTATCGACTTCATGCCCAGCTAAAATTAAAAATCTGTGAAGATAGACATTATTTGAGCTTACCTCTGCATATGTAATTAAGCCGCCTTTTCTAGTTTCCCCATAAACAAGCTCGAAATCTCCCACTGGATCAATCTGGTTTGTTAGCCCCCTAGAAGTGCCGCCTTGATTTAAACCTTTGAGCTTATCGTCAAGAGCCGCGCTTAAAGCAACGGCGCTAACAGTTGCTACAACAGCAACCCCTACCGCGTAAGTGACCGCCGCGCTTGCTGTAACACCCGCCGCACTAAGAACAATCGCACCCACTACCGCCATCAGTTCAACCTTTTAGAAAAATTGTTTTCGATGTGAGTATAACCCATTCTATCAAGGAGCGCATCAAATGGTTTGTGGATCTTGGTATTCACAATCAAAACAGAAACGCCATCTTCTTTTAGGAATTTTTCAGCCACCTTCAAAAGCTTCATTCCAGCCAATCCCTTTCGATAGTCTGGGTGCAAAAACAAAACGTCATTATAAGCGAAAATGTGATCTTTGTAGTGCATTGACCTCTGGGCTAAGACCACAAAATAACCTACCAAAACCCCATCATCACGGGCGGTAAAAACCTTTAAAACGCCCTGCTCCTCTGCCGCTTCGTATTGATCCCAATCAGGATTAAGTTTTATTTCGTCTTTGTTGAGCGCGATCTGTTCCCAATGCAACTGAATGAGGGCTTGAATTTCTATATAAACAGAAGATAAAAATTCCTGTTGATACCTCATCCCAGACCTTTGCCCCAATCTACTTTCTTGTCTTGCAAATCTTCGACAAAAGAAAAGAACGTATCCCCCGAATAAATATTTGAGTGGCTTTCCTGAGTGTATCTAAATGGCCTCGTGCGCTGCAAGTCAATAAGCTTGCTTTCAAGCTTGGCTTGGATCGTAGATGTTTCTGGGCCATCTTGGATCGAAAGCTGATCCATATAACCCTCAAACATATTGGTTAGGTTAGCGTTTCCCTGCACCCCAAAGTAAACATACGCTGACCGCCCGTGATATTCGTGAGCAAGCGCCGCAGTTACTATTGAGGTAGGGATGCCAGATAAAGTCAAACTTATGCCTGTGGCCTTTAAATCAGCTACTTCCTCAAGCCCAGATATTTGCAATAATTCCCCAGTGCCATAATAGGTTTGACTGTTGAGGGTTGTTGTTCCTACCCCCGTCCAAAATCTAAGAGGCGCGGCGGTGCTTGTGCTTGGATTGTAGAAGTTCAACTCAATCGCATAGAAAAGCTTTACCTCTGGTTGAAGTAAAGCTGTCTTGATTGTCGAATTAATATCTCTTGGCATATTGCCCCCTTATTTTTTTGCAGGGGCTTTCTTGCGCTTGGCTTTTGTTTCTTCTGGCCCCGCGTTGCCCTGCACCTCAATGGCTGCGCCGCGTTCGATCATAGACTTAGCCAGTTTCTTTTGCCAAGGCTTATCTAAAGGCAGAACCTCGCCCACCATATATTTTCGGGCTTCGGTCCCTGATGCGTTGCTTTCACCAGCCACGCTATAAATCATTTGCACTTGCTTCATAGATCCACTCCTAGAAGGGTGAGGGGGGCGGGTGGACGCTCCCCTCGTTTGCTCTTTATGAAGTTGCGTGTTTCAGAACGCGCATAGCTTCGGCAAGAACCACTTTACCACCGACACGGCGGCGAGCGATATAACGGACAAGGCCCGTTGCCGCTTGGCTGTATGGGTCGCGCAATACTGAAAGCGCAACACGATCAACGATCATATATCCGCGACGGAAATCACCGATGAGAACAGATTTTGCGCCAGAAGCCGCATCTGCTACATCAGGGGCTTCCACATACGGGATACCGATGATTGTGTTTGGAGCGCCAGACTGACCAGAGAAACCAGTTTGGAAAATGTACTGGCCCGCTGTATCTTTCAACTTACGGATAATGCCCAAAGT